ACTTCTCTTTTTTCCTTCATTCTATTTGCATTTTCTTGAGCTGTTATTATTAATACGCAGTTCATATCTCTAGCTAATTTTTCTAGGCGAACCATCATTTCTTCAAATTCACCCCACCTAGGCTTTCCTTTACCGGCTCCCCTAGTAAACATCGATTGTATCGTGTCAATTATAACGACGTCTGGAAGATCCATATTATGACCCAGTATATCCCTTAACCAAAACTCCAAGTCTTCAAAATATGGAGTGTCAGGGTCGTGCCTAACCATTAGCCTATCGCCCCAAAGAAGAAGTTTTTCCTTGAAGGTTTCCAAGTGTTTTTGCTTTTCTTCATCAGACCATTTTGAATACTCTGCGTAAACGTTTTTCCCAATTATTTGGGTCATTAATATTCTTTCCCAGTGACCTATGGCTTCTTCAAAGTTTACATATAATACTCTATAGCCAGTATCCAGCCAGTGGTTGGCTAGGCACTTTGCGAAAGTGCTCTTGCCTTTTCCGGATGCGGCTATTATTGCATGAACCGCTCCCCTAAAGAATCCTCCACTGTCAGTATAGCCCATTGCTCTATTTAGGGCCTTAAATTGAGTCGGCAAAAAGTTTGGAATATCTAATAAAGAATCTACTCTGGATATAATATCGTTTCCAGTTGTAACTTTTTCTAAAGGATCATACCTTATTTGATTTTCTAGCTCTCTAATTTCTGAAGTGAGAATCTGAATTCTTTGGATATCATTCTCATCTTTTAAGCCTTTTTGAGTCAATATAGATTGAAGCTCTTGTAGATAATTTATCTGCTTGCGTTTTTTTGCCTTATATTTTATAAGTTCTGTGACAGATTCAGGAGTAGATAACTCCATTGAATCTAGTATTTCTAGCATAACATTAACGCCTGCACTGCCCCCTAGTGCGTCGTGTATATTTGAGTCGGACTGAAGCCAGGATTTAAATGCAATAGGATCCACTATTTCTAATTGAGTTGCATTTCTATAACCCAAAAGAGCCAAATAAAATTCATTAATACCCTTTTCACCGTGAATTGATCCGACAATATCTTCTGGTAAATTATCTGAAAAGTATTTTATTGCTCCTTCTTTTTTAAAAGAAAGCGCAAATACCTGATACTCTAAGGGTATATTATCTTTGCTTATTTCGTTTACGTCTATCTGCATTTCTTTTTTCTTTGACTAGTTTATATGTTTTTTTTCTATACTCTGAATTTTTCTTCTTTACCATTTTATATGCTGTTGTATCAACAATGCTTTTTTTGCTCTTTTCTTTTGGAATAAATGGACTTGTTCTTATTGCTTGCATCAATCGCTCAAATACTGCCTCTTCAGTAAGCTTATCATTATACCTAAATACAACTAAAGCAATGCCGTTTTCTTTGCACCAGCGAGCCTTTTTTTCGTCTCTTTCTACGGATTCTTCAAATTCATATTTTGATTCAAAAAATCTTTGAGTATAAAAAAAATGCTGTCTTCCGTGATATTCAGCTGCTACTTGGTATTTTGGGCAGTATACATCTAGTTTTAATTTATCGCCAATATGAAATTCATTAACTATTTTCTCTCCTGGCAAAAGCTTTTTCATTATCAATGTTAGAGCTGTTTGACCTCTAGACATTTTTTTTCTACTATCTTTTAGCCAAGATAAACCCAATCGATTAATTTCTCTATTAAGCTTATTAATTGACCAATTTAGTTCTTTAGCTATTTCAGAAAGTGGCATTGATGTTTCGAACATCAAATCAACTAAATGCTCTTTGTCGTCGGAGTCTCTATCTTTTAGCATTCTTGGCTACCAAATTATATTCTTTAGTAAAGTTAAGAGCTTTTCCAAGATCTATAATTGACATGTCAAGATTTTCCCATATTTTGGCAGAGAGAGCTAGTCCAAGAGAACTGCAATCTAACAAGCAGTATTCGGCTTTGCCGTTATACTTAGCAACTTCTTCGTAGGTTTCTTCAAATCTTTTATACAGGCTATGATAGCCAACACTTACTATGTTCTGCCTTAAACCCAGAATGTTTCCGATTCTTTTTTGATCATGAAGAGATACAATAACAGTTGGAGTATTTTTTATAAAAAATTCTATTATAGAATTAAAGACATCTTTATTATTTTGCAGGTAATGTTCGAATAAATTTGGAGAATAGTATTTATTATTTTTGCCCAAACCTATTGATGAGTGCTTATCATCTTGCACCTCAGACGAGAGATCTGGAGAAACAGCCTTTAGTATTGTTGGACCTGTTAAGTTAATTGATCTAATTATTTCCTTTGAAATATTTGCTGGAAAAGATTTTTCGCTCTTCTTATTTAATCCAATAATAGAAGACTTAGATATATTTATATAAGCAAATTTTTCTTTTTCGCTCATTATTCTTGTTAGTTCAATTAAAGAATTTTTTACGTTTTTCATGATAACCTCTATATTCCAAAATTTCCCCAGTTTATTAAAACTGGATTTTCATCTAATATTGAATTGATATGATTTATATTATGAAATTTTCCACCATCTAAATTAGCGTATCTTTCGTATTTTTTATTTTTATCTTCATCATATATATATCCTAGGTGCTGCATGACTAGTCCAGAATTTAACCAGAAGTTTTTCTGTCTAATCCAAGCAGAAACATATGTCGGCTCTGACCCACAGGCTAGAGCTTTGTCTAAAAATACTCCATCGGATATAAATCTAAAGATTCTTGAACTGTTATTAGGCGCCCAGAGTTTATCTACTCTATATTGAGTGTGATTCCACATATGATAAAATCGAACGTTTACTACATCTTTTTCAGACTTACTTAATACACTTTTGATATCAAGGTTGTTCGCATTATCTTTAGCGTACAGTAGCTCATCACAGTCTATCGCGATGATCCAGTCTCCCGGTTTTGCATGATTAGACAGATTAGACCAGGCAATAGTGCGGAGTCTTCCTTCGTGCACTTGAAAAGTTGGTTCTGGCGTTTTGTATACATGACAAAACTCTGAAGCTATTAAAGCTGTATTATCTTCTGAGCAATCGTCTGTAAATACTATTTCATCAACTTGAACTGACAATCTTTCCAAGACTAATTTCAGAAATCTTGACTCTTCATTTCGCCCAACCATTTGGGCAATTATTTTTTGAGTAGACATTTTAATCCTAAAAAATAAGAGCTAGCGGGCTTTATATCCCGCTAGCTCGGTGGTTATTATCCCTCTATTTGTTCGCGTGCTTTTACGGCTGTAATTCTTTCTACTTCTACATCCTTAAAAAGAAGCTCACCACGAACACCAGAGACTTTTCTGTTATTGCTCTTTGCAATCTTTTGAGCCTCGGCTGAAGTAGGAGCTTTTACAACTGATGTAGTTGTAACTGTAAAATACTTAAATTTATTTTCTGCCATTTTATTTCCTTTTAACTAGATGTTATATGACAGAGTCTATTATACCTGAAAAAAATAACTCGGTAAAGCTTTAGCTGACTTTTTCTTCAACTGGCCAATAATATGGAAGTGATGGATCTTCATTGAAAAATTGAGAATAGTATTCCCAGTCTTTTCTAAGCAGGTTTGCCCTATGCGATCTATGCAGTTCTTCGTAGCCAAACCATGGTGGCATTTTTGCTTCAATAAGTATGTTTTCAAATGACATTGTATTTTTGTATCCTCTTTTAATCCATTCTGCAATGGTGTAGTTTTGATATGTTTGAAGGGCTGCTTCATACCCTCTCCACATTTTGGTCACTGGGTGATTTATCCACCCTTTTGTGTCCGTTCTACCGAGAAGGATATTCAAGACTTGAAAAGTTTCTACTCGTTGTTTTCCAAGTCTTTTATAGTCCAAAACTTCAACAGATTTTTTAAAATCCGCATAAGGCAAAAAGGTTTGCATTAGCTGTCTTTCTTGAATTCTGTCCAGGTTTTGTCGCCAGCACCATAGTATTCTCTAGCAAGCCCTGCTTCAACAATATCTGTATTGAGACAGTTGCCACTTGCATCCCATATCTTTGCTAAAATTCTGCCATACTTTTCATTTTTATCTATCACTGTTTCAATTTTAATTTTGTTATTTGCGCGACTTAACCATTGGTCCGTAAACTCTTTTGCCGCTAATCCTTTTTGCTTTTCGGCTAGGTCTTTTGTTCGGCTTTCAGGAGTATTAACGCCATAAAGACGAACCCTACCGTTAATTGATACTTTGAAGCCAAGATCTATAGCAACATCAAATGTATCGCCATCAACAACCTTTTTAACCTCTGCATTATATATCCATGGGTTTAATTTATCTGTCATTTTAATCTCTTTCTATTCCTATGTAATCGCATGCTTTGCGAAATATTGATTGACTTGTC